CGTGCCGCACGATGATGTACTCAACCCAGCCGACTGCCCAATGGTTAGCGCGGAAGTCGTACACCTTGTCACGTTGCTTCCGTATGCTTGCCAAGACAGACAGGCTACGGAATATCTCCGTGTAGTTGGTGTCATCCATGATGCTACTGTCCCGGTGCCTAGTGTAGATCACGTAGTCACCGACAGGATTGGCATCCTCATTGAATGCGGCGTAGTCGTCAGGTCTCTCCCAGATATGTTCGTCTAGGATTTCAAGCACACGCTCCGGTGATAGGTCACTCATGACAGGTCCACCTCGAACGTGCCGTCTTTCTGAAGCACAGCTGTCTTCACGCATACACCGTCGATATAGAAGCGGTACTCTCTCGTACCGTCAGCAAGTTTGCGGTGTGTGGTAGCGTGGTTGAGGAAGTGGTGCGAGTTACTAGCAGAGGTGCCGACACGGACCTCAACATCTCCTGTCTCACGCACACCGTAGCTCTTGTCAGTCTTGTAAGTACAAGCCGTGACTCTGTTCCAGATAGGCCAAGAACCCATGATTAAATCTCCTGTCAGGTTTGGAATTAAAACCGAAGTCACCTTCGGAATTAATGTGAAGATGTATTAGTAAAGCCAAGTAAATATTACAGCAGCAAGCATGGACCCTGCAACGGGACCAATAATGCAGACTGATAAAGCATTGAGTACTGATGCTGTACCTGATGCGATGAGTTGCAACGTACATGCTCCACTAATGAGGAACATGAGGATCACGCAGGTTGCATGGAGTGTAGTCCAATCCATTAGTCGTCTCCTTTTATAGTGTTGTTATCCAAGAGCATGAGCAACGTCATGAGTTTAGATGACACGTCATTGCCATGCTCATCGTTAGCATCTACGTCAACACCAACGCAGTCGCTGTGGAAATCATCGAGCATGTCCACAGCTATAGCTTTAAGTGTTGCTCGCTCGTAGTCGAAGAAGCTCGCGCCATACTCCGACTCATACCATCCACTGACTTTCATCAGTCTGCGTTGTGTATGCCCAAGCGGCGTGGCTTGAGGAATGGCAGGGTGTCGAAGGCAGCCTTGATGAAGGGAACCTTTTGACAATCTGCTTGGTAAAAGGGTTTACCTCTCTCGGTATTCCCTAGCTCAAGGTCGATGAAGTATTCGGACAACACTTCATCGTCGTTGCTAATGATGGCTACGGTAATCATTCTGACCTCCTAGTGCATCGTCGATGGCGTCTGACTTGGTATCGAAGGGACCGCTGGTCTCTCCGTCAGGCAGACAGTCAGGGAAGCAAGCCCACCAGTACCAACCTGCCTCGAAGATAGTGAACTCGTCAGCATGGTCTGCGTTCTGTTTGTTGTACTGTGCCTCAATCGGAGACACTGCGAAGACCTCGAAGCTACCGTACTCGGTGCCGTCGTCGTTAAAGAATGAATGGTAGGTCATGAACGTGTCTCCAATTTGTGCAGCACGTCTCTCGCTACACCTTGCCAAGCTGGCCCGTGAATAAAACCGTTCTCAAATATCTCGGGGTCAGCGGCGGCGACCTGTTCGCTGTACTTTCGTACCGCCTCCAAGATAAACGCTTGAGATAAGACACCGTAAGGACTGATGGTCATTAGCTCTTCCATGAATTCCTGATTAGTCATGAGTGGGTGTGTCCGTCTGTCTCGATCCCGAGCCACATCGAACCTACCTGAACCATCAAGCAACCATCGCCTCCAAGAAGGGGCGTGGCTGATGCCTTGAAGCGTTCAAAGTCTGCTTCGAGTTGGTGTCTCTCATACACTCTCCGCAGTGCAGTCTCTTGTTCGCTAGTCATGTCTGTATCTCCTCTAATTAAAACCGAAGTCAACTTCGGAATTAACGCTCTAAATCCGACGCAATTCCGACACCCTATACTACCATCTCCTACCTATACTGTCAAGCAATAGGCGCGGAGATGTATCGGTACTCAAGCCGACTAGAGCCGACTAAACAGGCCAGAATTTAGGCACAAAAAAACCCCCCAGCCAGATCGTTAAATCTGACTGAGGGGCTGTGATTTATTCAGGCATTTGAAAGTTTGGAATCTTAATTCCATTATGTTCAAGCGCATTCACCAGCTTGCGAATGAACATCGCCGGGTGGCCTTCGGTGTCTCCATGGTCCATTAAAGCGATAGCCTGACCGCATTCTAATTCGGTCGGGGCTTCCGGCCATACGAAGCCGTTAGACTTCTTGGCAGTCTTCGCCTTGGCCTTGGCCTTAGGTGCTGCCTTCTTGGCCTTGGTGGTTTGCATGTTATCGGCAAGCCACTCACCAGCGCATGACGGGTTCCAAGGGATCTCGACCTCTTCGCCATACTGCAAACCATTTTCCAAGGTGACGAATAGCTCATCAGCCTTTTTTGCGTCGTGCTTCGTGGCCTTCTGGAAATTGCTCATATCCTCAAGGCTAGGGATTGTCTCGGCCAACTGCGGGAAGACTGTACGGAACTCATGGCAGCGGATGTACTTGTCCGCCTGCGTATCAGAGAACCCGTAGGCTTTGCAGTAAGCCTGCCATGTTGGTATCGACTTGTTAGCAGTCTTCCCACGTCCCCGCGTTTTGATGATCGCCTTGGCTTCTAGGAAGGCTTTTCCGATCTCGCCAGCAAGCAGCGACATATTGGATTGCGCCTTTGCGAGAATAGCGAAGCCTTCCTGAATACCGTGAGCGATATCGTTCAATCGGTCTGCCGTTGCTGTTTTGACTTGGCCGCCGTTGGCCGTATCGATTTGAGCGATAGCAGGTACGTTGATCGTTTCGATAGTTGTGAACATAGGTTTACCTTTCGGTTTGGTTTGGTTTGGAATGTGACCGCTTTGCGAGACCCCTTGGCGGCGTGGGATGGACTACCTTAATCAACTGCCGGGGCAGGCCCGAAGGCGACCGGCAGAGATCAGTCCCTGACCTCTATATGTATTAGAACATAGTTCGCCGTGGAATGCAATCAAGTACGCCACAGTTGCGAAGGTGAATTAAACCGAAGGCAGCTTCGGAATTAAAATAGACCCCACCGCGCACACTGCCGGGATAATTTCCAGCAGCGTGATCGAGCGAGGTTCATTCCAGAGGATATGCCATCCTCCGCATAGATTTATTGAGTATATGAAGGGCCTATGGGGGTATTTTGACAGCTTCAAATCACATCATAGGGTTTCACATTTTTAGAACAAATATCCGGGGACTGTTAACATATCTGTAGAGGAAATACTGACTACACCCTTATCCCCCGGTCAGCATCTGCTCTACAACAGGTTCTACAGTCTGTTTATAATGGTCCCTAATTACCTGTACATCCAATTCCTGTGGTTGGAGTTAGTAGAATGTATCCTCCCAGCAGACTCCATAAAGGCATCTAGGGCTTCCTCTAACACTTCATTTCTGTAGTCTTCCACAGCCATTTCAGCATCCCTGTCCATAACCTCTACCCAGTAGTTCACAGCGATTGCTAGAGCATCTAATCTGTCATCAAACGCTAAAGACCCTCTGTCTCTTGTCAGTCTTGTCATCTGATAGAACAACTGGTGTTTCAGGTCTGCGTGAAAGTCCTCTTGAATAATCTTGTCATCCACTATCAGCCTGTGAGAGTTCATCAGGGGTTCTAGTGTATCGATGATTCTTTTTTCTTTCTGTATCGAGTGTCGTACTTCTTCTATGGAAACAGGGTATTTCTTGTACAGGACAGGTTTCAGGAGTTGTGTGAACATCCCGTCACCAAAGTTACTTTCTACTATTATCTGGTTTACATCTTGTTCCGCAGCGACACTCACCAAAGTCTCTAAGCTCTCTAGGGAATACCCGTTCTTCAGTCCTCCTGCGGCTGTCAGATAAAGAAAGCCTGACTGCATCTTTACGACCGCATACGCAGTCTCGTCTTGCCCTCGACCACTGGGATCGATGGACATCACTGATCCGTTGAACTCGCACCATTCATCACTCACATGCAAAGGGTTGACCCAGTAATCACCTTTCAGTCCTACATTGGGCAGATGTTTAGTTCCCTCCATTTGATCGATTCCAGAACCCCAGCGAACGGCAACAGGAGCCTCACTCCAACTACCTGCTCCAGAGAGTACGCAGAGGTCATTAATTTTGAGGGGATACTTGTCTTGGTCGGACAGGGTAACGTCGAGCATGAACTGCAAAGCAAAACCGCTCCTACCGTAACTAGCTTCACGTTCTGCCAAGTCGTATTGATTAAACCTCTCAGGGTCCACAGGAGCGCCTTCAGTGTCCTCCTGGCACCCCGACAGCACCATAGGTGCCAACATGCCCTCCTGGGCCTCCTGAAGGCGTTTATCGGGGTATCTAGCGGGCCATATACGTGTCTTGTATCCACGATCCTGTAAATCAGAGTAAATAGACATTTCCGTCTGTGGCGTACCAAGGAAGATAATCCTGCCACCCGGCTTAATGATCGCTTCAAATTCTTTAATAGTCTCCGAGAGTTTATCTCTCATCATCTGTGTCTGAGAGTTGTTGGCAGACTCCACATCATCAGCGACGATCAGATCGGCACGACTACCTGTAAGCTGCCCTGTGATCCCTAGAGATTTAACAGACGGTGCGTGAGAGGCTTGTGCGGGTCCGACATCGAAGCTGATCTTAGACATCCGTTGTCCATCTTTAGGACGTAGATGCTGGAGTAGGGGTACTTCATGGATGAGGCGTAGGGTGAAGGTCGAGAAGTCATCTGCCCTAGTCTTAGAAGCAGAGACCACCAGTATGTTCTTCTGAGGGTTGAGAAGGAGTTGGTGACAGACGTAGGCAGAGGTGATCCAGCTTTTACCTGCACCTCTGAAAGCCTGTATGCAGAGCCTACGCTCTTTATTGTCGATGTACGTACCCATGTCGTATTGGACAGGGGTGGGGTCAGGTAAGTTCAGATGCTTCCAACATATCCACAGGAAGTTCCTGAAGTCCTGAATTTTAGGATCGATCAATGTCTGACTTTACCGTCCGGTACTTCAGTATCGAAGGGGAGGGCATCTACTAACTGTTGGAGAGGTGACTCGTTAGTAGCGAAGGCGTCTATTCCATTGTCTTTAAGGAACTGCCTAGCAACACTTAGATCAGCCGCTGTAGCTTCCCCTGACTTGATACGATCACTTAACTCTGTGGCAAGACTGCCATGCAGTGCTTCGAGGATGTCTTGAGGAGATTGCTTGGTCATTCGGCCTCCACGTCAGAGTTCCAAGATCGGATCTTTTTATTCTTCTGTATTCTTTTTAGAATTTTATGTGATGACCTTATGTCCTTAATCTTTTTTGCCATCTTCTGTTCGTAAGGACTTTTCGCAAGATTTTGTTTGTTTACAGCGGCAGCAGCACGATGCTGTTGTCTCTCCATAGGGTGTTTATACGGTCCTGTCGCATATTTTTTAGCAAAGTCCTGATTGACCTCCATAGAAATAAACTGACCACCGCGTACAGTATCAGCATATCGGTCTACGGTCTTGTTTCGGGTGTTAAGCTGTCTGGTTGCTAAATCTTTACGCTTACCGTCGCGTGATCTTACTTCTACTGGTAGCGAACCTTTGAACTTACCGAAGGTCTTATTACCTTTATATCCCTCCATACTGTTTCCTCCATATCCAAGAATTTAATTTACTGATTAGTGCTGATACTTTTGTAATTAATTTACTGTTCCAAAATTTATGGCGATAAGGTCTGCTCATGCTTTCTGCTTCTTTCTTTTCGCAAACCCACCTTTTTTCTTCTTCATCTTTGCGTAAGTTTTATTGTCAATTGTAGAGTTTTCTTTAGATCGGGATGTATTGTTTTTCTTACGGGCATTGATATTTTTATATAAAGACATTTAACACTTCCATCTTTTCCTAGCTAACCTAAGTCTGCTTTTAGGGTTCTTAGCTGCACCGGGAAACTTCTTCATTTGTCCTGCACTTCTTGCACAGAATGATCTCTTACGAGGACCACCGCCGGGTTGAGGAGGTTTGAGATTACTGCCAGTCTTCTTGTTGTAATAATTACGCCCAGCCTGTGTTAAACCACCTTTGGCAGATTTGTGTTTTTTGCGGAGAGATACACCTTTCTTTGGGGGTGCCATTATCGACTGCCTCTCATGTTCTCTCTAGCCACTCCCTTGGTCTTTTCTAGTGAGCGCATTCCGCCAAGACCCAACAGTGCCATAATTAGTCCAGTGAGTTCTTCAGTCTGGAGAGTAGGTAGTGTTATCATTGGATACCAAACAACTAGCGCCCAAGATGTAATAGGAGCGAGTATATATTGCCATGCTAACGCAAAGGCGCATATCCACATTATAGCGGGCCGTGAACCACTTACGAAAATGGAGGGATGTTTCGCTTGTTCTATATTCGCCTGTGCCTGTAGAGCATCTAGGCTGATTAGTTGTGTTCTAAGTTCAGCATCTAACTTTGTCTTTAGGTCTTTATCTTCGACAAACTTATCAAG